TCAAAGGCCGGCCTGGTCGCAGATCTCCGCTTCGGCTCGGAGCGTGCGCAGGACGCCGCCTGCGTCTTTAGGCTCGTCGTCGGAGCGCTGGGGTGGAGTCAGCAGATCATACGCGGCCAGAATCGCCGCTAGGACCGCCTGGCAGAGCGGACTGTCGGCGCGCCAGTAGATCGTAGGCTCTCCCGAATTCCGTCCCCGCACATGCCCGTTGGGTGCCATTGCGCGATAGCCATGCTCGGAATGGGTGAGAGCGATCCTGGCGAATGTGGCGCCGAGTTCCGGGACCTTCACGTTTGCGAAGGCGAGAACGCGGAACGGCACTCCCTTCGGGGATTGGAGATTGATGCTCTGTTTTGAGATCGATAGCACTTCTGCGTTCAAGTTCATGTTGCCACTCCCGATTGGCAAAGGATGTCGAAATAGTCGCCGCGCTCGTCCGGTGTGATTGATCGGATGTTGAAGATGGTGCCGCGGCGGGTATCCACGGCCCGCCAGGCCGTTGTGATGGGCGTCATGGCGTCATGGTAGCGGCCGGTTAGGACAACCGTCTGGGTGCCCGCGAGACGGCCGGCAATGACCGTCTCGGAGCCTTTGAGGACCCGAATGCGTGCGGGGAAGGTAGAGCGAGCCGTCCATGTGTCAGGCAGGGTATTGCCATACCCGTCGTCCCCGCCGGGGACTTGCTCCTCCAGCCGGATGCTTTCGCGAAGATCGCCTGCCGTGGTCATGCGGCTTTCTCGTCGATCTTCGCCCGGTTGTCGTTCGCTCCGCCAAGCGCCCCCATGTTGAGCGGCTGGACGTACGAGTCGCCGTCCGGACCGATGTTGCTCATGTTCTCGAAGGCGCGGATGGTGTTGACGTTCAACCAGCCGCCTTCGCGCCCGACGCGATAGGCGTTGTAGCGCTCGGTCAGCGTGCCGCGGAGAAGGCCCGCCATATCGTGCTCGATCGTGAACTGCTTCCGGCTTTCGGGCGACAGCAGGGCACTAGTCAGCGACATCTCGATACGCTTCGCCATCGGCGCCAAACACCTGACGACGAGGGCTCGGCTCTCGGCTTCGGCGTTGGAATACGTGCTGTTGTCGGTGATCCCGACAATGCTCGGCGGCACGCCATAAACCCGGGCAATGTCCAGGTTGCTCAGCTTGCGACTCTCTAGGAATTCCGAGTCCTTCGCGGAGAATTGGAAGGTCTCAAACTTCGCGCCGCCGTCCAGCACGATCACCTCATTGGCCTTCAACTGACCAATGAAACGAGCGCGGAACTTGTCGATCACAGACTCCTTGCTGCCGGGAACGGTCTTGTCGCCGGCCGCCAGCTTATCGGGGAAGATAAGTGCGCCAGCCGGGCGGAAGGCGTTTTCCGCAGCGGCGCCGGCTTGGTCCTGCTGAGCGATGGCGAGGCCGAACGTGCTCGCGGCGATCTGGATCGGGCTCATGCCCAACACGCCGTCGGCGGTTCGGTATTTCAGGTGCAGCGCCTCGTCCTGCAGAAGGATATCAGTGCCACCATCCTGCCGGGCGACCTTGTAGCGCAAGCGGCCCGAAGCCAGCTTTTCGACCGTGACGCTACCCGGCTGGATCGGATAGAGGGCCGTGACTTGTCCGCGGCCGTTGCGCTCGATCCGGGCATAGGCGTTGCCGTGGATCAGCATGGACGCGATCAGCATTTCGCGGCCTTCAAATGCGGTCTGCCGCTCGTTCATCTGATCGTGCAAGCAGGTGTAGATCGGATGGTCCTTGGCCGGCTGGCGGTCGCCGCCTTCGGTCTCGCGGTAGACCTTCAAGGGCATGGCCGCGAGGTTCTCCGAGATGGTCTGCACGGCGCGATGCGCTACCGAAAGCCCGCTGGCCTTCTCGATGTCGGCGCGGGCCGTCCAGCGGGCGCCGAGGAACTCGCCGAGGTAGGGATCCGACGTCGCGATGCGGGTTTCGGGTTGAGACCCGAATGGCCACCATTTCATCGGCTGCCCTCCAGCTCGAGGACGGCAATTCGCCGATCGGCGTCCGTGCGGTTCTGGCGTGCCCTGGCCTGAACGGACGTGCCGGAATATGCCGGGAAACTCTGCACGATGCTGATCTCGTGAAGGTTCAGGGACCGTAGCTCCCGCTTATCACCAGACCATGCCTCGCCGCCTTCCGTGACAGTGAACGCAAAGCTAGCGCCGCCTATGTCGCCACGAGAGGCAAGCGCCAGGATATCGCGACCCAGCGTGGTTTCGGGCAGATCGACCGAAAAGCGTAGGCCGCGCTCGTCCTCGGTGAGGCGCAGCGTGCCGGACTTGGTGCGGGCCAGTACCTTGCCGCTGTCATGGTCGACCAAGGCGAGCTTGTCGGAGCCGCTAGCGAGAGAGGCACTGAACGCGCCCTTTCGGATTACCTCGGAAAAGTCGCCGATCCGCGTCTCCTGATCGAAGACGGCGGCATAGCCTTCGATCCGTCGACCTTCGGCGCGGGTCTCTGTGGCCGCGCGTTTCTCAATGTTCATAGTGATTGTTCCCGGAAGGGCTGGAGAAGCGCGTCGACGCCGAATTGGATCGCCTGCGTGGGCTTCTCGCTGGCGGCGTCGCGGTTCTGAAACCAGTGGCTGATGAGCAATAGGACGGCATGGCGGACCGGGGTCGGCATGGTGGGGGCGATTGCCACCCCCACCTTCGCGACATAGTCCTGCGCCGCCTCGATTAGCCCGGTGATGTAGCTGTCCTCCGAGTCGTGAACGACCCGGAGGTGAGCCTTCGCATCAGCGAGGGAGACGGCCATCGCTTACGCGATGCCCTTCCAGGCGAACCCTTCCAGATGGCGAATGTCGATATCCGCGTCGAGGAAGGCGTGCAGCCAGAGGCCGCCCTTGCTGGCGTCCTTGTAGGGGTTGGCCAGAACATCGATGCCCGACCAGAACGCCAGGATGAGGTTCGACCAAGAGCCGAAGATCATCGGATGCTCCGCCGACACGAGCGGGACGTTGTTCGAGGCAACGTAAGCTTCTCCATGAAGGGTCTCGCTGACCGGGATGGCGCGGCCCGTGCCGGTCTCCTTGACCTTCCGCAGGACGTTCGCGACGTGCGCGTCGAAGAGGAAGCCCGTCGAGCCGTCAACGTTGTCGATCTGGAGCGCGGCGATGAGGTCGGCGGCGATGTCCGACATGGCGGTGGATGCCGTGGCGTCCTCGGTGATCTGCGTCAGGATGCCCGAGGGCTCGTTGGTGCCGCCGCCCTGAATCGCCGCCTTGTCCAGCGCCTTGCTGAGTACGAAGGCCAGATCCTGCCGGAGAATGTTTTCCAGAGCGACCGAGTTCTGAAGGGTCAGGCGACGCGACAGGTACATCTCGCCGGAGACCGTCTTCGGCGCGAGGCTGATCTTGTCGAACGTCGAATCCGACGCCGTGGTCGGGCCGTCTTCAGCCACCCAGAAGGCGGACGGGCCGCCGGTCAGGCGAGGCAGGTCAAGGTTGCCGGTGAGGCCGGAGATGACCGTAGCGCCGAGCTGCTGGACCGCGAGGGTCGGGCGAAGTCGATCGATCAGGCCGCCCTGGTTGGTCGCGACCGTCGCGCCGGTGTTGCCAGTGGTCATGGCGCGCTGCTCGCCAAGGATCAGCGAAGTCGGGATGCGGACGCCGCGGGTTTCGCCGGGAGCCGCCTTCGACAGCTCGTCGTGAACTTCGCGCTCGCGGCCAGTCAGGCGTTCCGGGCCTTCGCGCAGAGCCTTGGCGACCGAAAACGCGCGGGTTTCGGACTCGAAGCGCTGGTCGGGCTCGGCGTCAGCGACGCGCTCCAGCTCCGCGACCTTTTCAGCGCGGGCGATGTCCTTGTCGAGGGCGCGAATTTCGCCTTCCAGTTTGTCGAAAGCTTCGGGGTTGTTGACAACCGCCTTCAGCTCAGACATTTTCGCGGCGCGCTGTTCCTTAGCGTGATGAATATTCAAAGTACGTACCTTAAGTTTGGGGCGCCGTTGCAGCGGCAGCCCCGATCAATACCAGCCGATCGGTCTGGCTCTTCCGCAGGATGCGGAATCTCATGTGGCGAACAAACGCCAATAGCCCCGCACGGCGATGCCGGCAGGGCTGAAATCTGTCAGATTGTGGTGGCGCTCATGCGCCGGGCCTCTGTGGCCATTAAGCCCCCTCCGGGCGTTCCGCATTTTTTGCGGTGTTCATTCATAACTAGTGACGCTCTTCGATGAGCGTCAAGGAATTGGTCGTTTCGACCAGTATTCACATTATGGCGAATAGGGTGCCGCGAGGTGCACCGTGCCCCACCCCACCGGACAACTCGGCGTTTTCGAAACCTACCCCCTCACTATACTCCCCACGAGAATGTGGCAAAATGGCCATTATCTCGCCTTAATTTTCGATAAGCCGTTGAAATCAAACAACAAGATTGTGGCGATGACAAATTGTCGCAGGGGTGCCGGAGTGCCCGTCTCCACTTGCTGCAAGCATCGGGTAGGGCGCTCCGACATTGCGCCCGCTCTACTGCATCGACTTCTCTGACCTTGCCGCGTTGAGACGCTGCCGCAGATCCGGCGGGACCATTTCGTGGCAGATGTCTCGGATCGCAAAGAGCAGCATCTCCTTTTGCTCTTCGGTCGGGGATGACCCGGGGAAGAGCGAGTCCTCGGCGAGCATCTCAAGGATGCAGTGCTTCGCTTCGATAGGGAACTCAAGTTCCATTGCCGTACTCCGCTCGGTTACCGGAGTCATAATGCTCGATTAATTCGAAAGCGCAATACACTAATGGTTGTCAATCAATGGTAGTCAACCATTTGTCAATAGTTGTTCATAACGGTTATTAACATGAATTTGGAAACGCTATAACGAATGCCTTCGCAGGGTCGCCACGAGGAAGCCGAAGCCGCCTCGTGGCGAGTGCTAGTCTCTACCCTCGCGACGTATATTCCCGCCCTTCTAGTCCGAGACCCTTCTGAGGCAGCACAACGTTGAAACGCTTGAACATCTTGAAGAAGTCCGCGAACGTTAGCTCAAGCTCGATTTCTTTGAACCTGAGCGTGTCTGCGGACTCGATCTGGGCTTGGACGCTGTCAAAGCCCCTGCCATCCGCGTAAACGCCACGAACCGAAATTTTGCCTGGCGCCGCTGACAAATAATAGGCGCGGACGGCAACGATATGAGCGTCGATCGGCAAGCCGTTCGCACGGAAGAAGGCTTGAACAGACAGATTGTCTGCGTCGTCGGCAGCCGCTGTGCCCTTCCAATCGTTGTATTGAACACTTGCACTGAAAACTTCTGACATATTGCCCAGTCCCTCACTATGCTGCCAGCAGGCATGCCGGCAGCGATTCAGGCTCGTGCCGGGATACAATTTGCAATCCCATGGCGAGCGCCACAATGCCATCGATCCGGCCGGACGCCTTTGACTTGTCCAACTTTCGGCTACCGGCTGGGTCTTTTGTAACGACAGCGTTCGCCGCGCACATCTTCAGAACCACGTTGCCCGCGTGATTCAGTTTCTGCTGGGCAACGGTGACCTCTAGAACATCCACCGCCGGTGACATGTCCTTGTAGCCCTGGCCGAACGGCACAAGCGGCAACGCAACCGACAGCTTCTCTAGCTCGCGTTCCAGATCACCGATGCGCCATCTGTCGTATGCGATTGCCTGTATGTTGAACCGGGCCGCCTCGTCGGCGATGTATTCCGCCACGAGGGCAGGGTCGATGACCTTGCCGGGGAGCAGAGTGAGACGGGCATCCGCCTGCCGTGCCCATACATTGTAGGGAACGCGGTCGGTATCGCTCTTTCCGTCGATATCGAACTCTGGAAGGAAGAACCGCGGCAGGATCGTGTAGCGACCGTCTTCCTCGGGGAACACAAGCACGAAGGCTGTTAGGTCGCGCGCCGCGCTCAAGTCCAACGCCCCGAAACATTCGCGCCCTTCCAGCGCCTTGTCGTCAATCGGGCCGAGGTTGCAGTCGTTCCACTCCCTGGCCGCGATGAAGCGCACCGTGCCGTCAACGCGCATATTCAGCACCTTGTTGCGGAAGTCGGCCTCCTTGGACGGGATGCGCTGCGCCTGTGCGGCCATGCGCTCCACCTGCTCGATGCTGTTGAAGTCGCCAAGGGCAGGGTTGGCCTTCTCCCAGGTCTCGTAGCTCCACGGATCGTCCTTCTCGCTGGCCGCAAACAGCGACAGGTGGAAAGACGTATCGTCGATCTCGCCATCCTTCACTCGCTGGCCATAATCCAGCATCTCGGAGAAGAAGTGCGTATCGTCCTTAGCCTGTGTCGAGATGACGACGATCAGCGGGTTGTCACGCGCGCCGAGGGCGGAATCGAACGCGTCAAACAAGTCGCGGTTTGGCCAGTAACCGGCTTCATCGCAGAGGACGAACGACGGCGACATGCCCAGCTTGCTATCTGCGTCGGCAGAGACTGCCTTCAGCACGGATCCCCGGCCTTGGCCTTCTAGGACTTCGATCTCTTTCGTGAAGCGGATGATGTTGACGCGTTCGGTAAGCTCAGGGTGCGCATCAAGCATTGCCTTAGCCTCGGCCCATGCCTTACCGGCCTGCAGCTTGTCGATGGCCGCGAAATAGACCTCGCCGCGCTCTTCGGCTTCCGGGCCGAGGAGGTGACAGAGCGCCAGCGCGGCGGACAGGAACGTCTTGCCGTTCTTCCGGCCCATGCTCACGATCGATGTGCGAACTAGCCGGTTGCCGGATTCATCCTCCGCATAGATCGGCGCCAGGATGTCTTCCACCTGCCACGGCCGCAGCTTCATCGTCGTGCCGGCCAGCTTGCCTTGGGTGACGCGCATGTCCTCGCAGAATGCGACGACGCGCTCGAGCCGTGACAGCCCTTCGGCCTCCCATGGGAGAACCTTGCGCAGGTTGTCGTTTGCCGCTTTCCGGGCGTTCTTGGGTTTGGCGCCAGGGCCTCTTAGACCCATCGCTCGTCTCCTTGTTGCAAATCGTTTGCAAAAACTAAGTCTGCGTTCGACTCCCCCAACGGTCCTGCGGTCTCGATCGGTCGTCCCCCGAAGCCCCCGGCCTGATGGCCTCGCGGCGGGGCAGGGGCGGCCCACCAGCCGTCGTCTGTGTCGATGGGGTTCCCGTCGACGTCACAGCCCTTGAGGCGGCTGGCGCCCTTGCTGTTGCCTCTGTCCATGCGTGCCGTCTTGGAGTTGTGGCAGCTCGCGCACATGCTCATCAGCCCGGCCAAAGGCGGGAACGGATCCCCGCCTTTCTCGATCGCGATGACATGGTCGACAGCCTCGGCAAGCACTGTGCGACCACGACGCTCACATGCTTCACAGATCGGCTGGGCCGATAGCTTGGCCTGCCGCAGGCGCTGCCATGTGGATGTGGAGTAGGGCCACCTAGCCATGGTGTGCCCTCCGCATGAACGCGGGGATCTGATCGTCGGCTAGGTCATCACTCTCAGTGTAACCCCCTTCAACCCCTTCAAGTCCTTCAAGTTCGGACTCCGCAGAATCCACTTTTACACTTGAAGGGGGATAGTGTGAGGGTTCACTTGAAGGGGTTGAAGGACTTGAAGGGGGAGATACAGAGAACCCTGCAACTGCAAGATACTCACCATATCCTGCCTTCGCGGCCTCGCCAGCCTTGACCATCTCCCGCAATAGGTAGTTCACGGCAGGAGCTGGCTTGCCGAGCATCTTCGCAATGTCCGCCGGCTTGAGCGGCTTGGTTGCACTGGCCAGCACCTCAATGATCTCGCGGCGCTCGTCGGAACGCTTCACTTCTTCGACCCCGCCCAGCACAGACCAGCGGCCCGCGTTGAAGTGTAGAACCTTTTCGACTTCCTCGACGTCTCTGCCCCTGCCGTACAGCTTCGGCCCGTCAGCGGTTCGATTGAGGATCAGGATAGAATCGGCCGCGCCGGTCAGGCCGTTGGTTCCGCTGATCATCTCTAGCGGATCCTCGGCTTCCATCTTGCGAACATGGGTGACGACGACGACGGCGAGGCGGTGCTCACTGGCCCAGCGCTGCAACGGCGACAGGGCGTCATAGTCCGCCGCGTAGCTATCTTGGTTGCGGCCTTTCGGGGGGCGCACCATCGCAAGCGTGTCGACGATGACGAGCCGCGGGTTGTCGGCAGCCGTGCGCCAGGCGTCCAGGCGATCGATGAGGCCGGCGTTGATCTTGGGGGCATCGGTCAACAGCGTCAGACGTGAGAGGTTGGGGCGACCGTGCGATGGCAGGACGAGCCGGAGCCGGTCCTGTAGTCGGCGCTGGTTGTCCTCAAGTGCCAAGTATAGCGCGTCCCCCGGCTCGCACGTGGCGCCGAGTGACGGGCCGCCTGACGCTACTGCAATGCCGAAATCGAGCGCGAGCCACGATTTGCCCAGTTTCGGGCGCCCGCCGAGAATCGTCAGCCCTTCGGCGACAAAGCCGGGGACGACATATTTGATCGGCGCAAACTCCATACCGAGGAGCGTTTCCGCGTCGATCCCTGGTGCATTGTTGTCGTTGACCGCAGGGAACCAATTGGCACGGGAGGTCGGGATCTGTTTCGCCGCAAGCTCGGCCCGCAGTTGCGCTGACTTAGCCTTCTGCTCGGCTTCGACTGCGGCAACGGCTCTGGCGTTTAGGCTGTCAATATAATCTGACCACGGGCCGCTGGCCGGCGGGATCTGAAATTCAGGAGCATCAAAATCAATTGCTGAAACGGACAAAGGGCGTGAGCCTCTCGAAAGCCGACACGGCGGCGCTGGTGATGTCTTTGGCGAAGGATGAAGAGAAGAACGCGGCGCTCTCTCCGAACGCCTTGGGCGCGGCGGCGCGGTACGAGCCATCTGGCTTCCTGCGCAGCGTCATGTTGCGAAGCGTCAAATCGGGTGTGACGGACACGTGGAACCGGGCAACCGTGACGGTTGGTCCCGGCCCTCCGTAAGGTACGGGGTGAAGGTCCAGGATCTGCATAGAGTCTCCGTGGTTATCGCCTCCGCCCGTGCAGCAGAGCGGTTGCGGGTTGTGCGCCGTCGAGGATCAGATCGGCCCATGACTGGGCAAGCTCGCGGCGGCGAGGGAGGTGAAGGGCGCGGTTGTAAGCACCTTCCACCTTGTCTTTGGGAACGTGCGCCAGCATCAGGTCGATGATTGGCTTATCGGCGGGGAAGCGCTCGTTCATGACGCTGGAGAACGTCGACCGCCAGCCGTGCGGGACGTGATACCCATGATAGCCGGCCCGGTTGAGCAGGTAGCCCATCGCGTTCTCCGACATCGGCTTGTGCGCGTGCCGGGTGTTGGGAAAGGCGAGGGGGCCGCGACCGCTGATCGTGCGCAGCGCGGCGATAGCCTCAACAGCCTGCTTGGACAGCGGAACGAGATGATCGCGTGCCGTGTCGTCCTTGTGGTGCAGCTTCAGCTTCATGCGCTCGGCCGGGATCTGCCAGACCGGCTCCGTGGGATCGAGGCTCGCCCACTCCACCCATGGCGTCTCGCCAAGCGTGCCGGGGCGGACCGCGGTCAAGGCCAGGATGCGCAGCGCCAGCTTGGTTACCGGGTGCGCGTGCTCAGACTCGGCTTTGGCCAGCATCGCACGAGCCTCGTCCAAGTCGATGATTGCCGGCTGGCGACCTTTCTTTAGCGGCGCCATGGCCTTCTGGACGGCAGCGGCTGGATCGGAATCGGCGCGTCCGGTCGAGATCGCGTAGACGAAGACAGCGCTCATACGCTGGCGAACACGGCGGGCCGTTTCCTTGGCGCCGCGTGCTTCAACCATGCGGAGGAGGGCTATAACCTCAGGCGCGCCAATCTCACGGATGGGAACGCTGCCGAGCTTCGGGAAGACCTCGCGCTCTAGGCTATCAAGAACGTCATCGGCGTGGCGAGCAACCCAGCCGGGCTTCTGCAGGGTGTGCCATTCGCGCGCGAGTGATTCGAAGGTCGTCGCAGCATTGGTCACGCCTGCAAGCTTCTGAAGCTTCTTGGTGATGGACGGATCCTTGCCCGCCTTAATTGTGGCGCGAGCTTCGTCCCGGGCCTTGCGGGCGTCGAGCAGCCCCATGGCCGGGTAGGAACCAAGCGACAGCAGCTTCTCCTTGCCGCCGAACTCGTACCGGTAACGCCAGAGCTTGCCGCCAGCAGGACTCACGAAGAGATGCAGCCCGCCGCCGTCAGCGAGCTTGTAAGCCTTCTCCGCCGGCTTGGCGGTTCTGATTTTCGTGTCCGTGAGCAT